TAGCACCCCCCATACCCCATAATTTTCACAAATGATTTATACTTTTCTTAATATTAGAAACACCCCCCCTTGCCTTTTTGGTACCATAGCTTTACATTACGAACCTATGCCAACATATATGTTAGATATAGATTCAAATATTCCCCTGCCTGCCAACGCAGCAGAAGCTCTACCTCCCATGACGCCAAAACAAGAATTGGAAGTTAGGGCTAGAACTATAAAACTTATAGCGGACCTCCAGGGCAAACCAATACATCCCAGCGATAAAGATAGAGACGAAGCTCGCGCATTGGCTAAGAAAATGGTTGAAGACCCCAAGGGACATATTCAATTTAGTAATTACAAGAATGAAACCCTTGCATACCTAGCTGGTATGGTGTCCCAATATGATCAAATGATCGTTAGGGATCTTGCTGACTTAAAGATATTCGTAGTTAATAAACTTGTTGAGCAAACTGAATCAGGAAGTGCCAAGGATGTTATTACGGCATTGAAAGCATTAGGCGAAGTTGATGGCGTGGATGCCTTTAAGCGCCGGTCAGAATTAACGGTGCAGATCAAACCCATCGATCAGGTGGAGAAAGACCTACTTGCTAAGTTGGATAGGCTTGAGAAATTAACAAATTTAACAAAAAACACAGACATAATTGATGTCGAATCTGCCGAAACTAACACCACAAAAAATAGCGGCACTTAGAAAACTCTTACCTCTAGCTTCTCCTGATGAAAAAAGGGAGATTTTGAGAGATTTAGAGGTTTGGGAGAGCCAGCACGTCCAAAGTTTAGGTCAAAAAAAGCTACTAGCTTTTGCAGATTACGTATATCCAGACTATAAAGTAGGCCCACATCATAGAAAACTAGCCGGTATCTTTGAAGATATTGCTGCTGGGCATAAAAAACGGGTAATTGTTAACATCGCGCCCCGTCACGGCAAGTCAGAACTCATTTCTTACCTAGCTCCAGCTTGGTTTTTAGGTAAGTACCCACATAAAAAGATCATTATGGCTTCACATACGGCTGATTTAGCCGTAAATTTCGGTCGAAGAGTCCGAAATTTGGTGGCAAGTGACCCGTATAAGCAAATTTTCCCGCAAATTGAGCTACAACAAGACTCAAAATCAGCTTCTAGGTGGGGTACTAACTTTAATGGTGAATATTTTGCTATTGGTGTTGGGGGTGCTCTTGCTGGTAGGGGGGCTGACCTTTTTATTATTGACGACCCTCATTCCGAACAAGAGGCTAAGCAGGGACGAGCAGACGTTTTTCTTCCAGCTTGGGAGTGGTTCCAGTCTGGTCCTATTCAGCGTCTTATGCCTGGGGGCGCTATTGTTATTGTGATGACACGATGGTCAAAACTTGATTTGACTGGTCAGATTATTAACCACATGACAAGGAATGAAGATTCAGATCGCTGGGAAGTTGTTGAATTACCAGCGGTTTTACCCTCTGGGAAAGCTTTATGGCCTGAGTTTTGGTCTATAGAAGAATTAAATGCCAAGAAAGCTGCTTTAGATCCTCGTTATTGGCAAGCTCAATATATGCAAGACCCCACTTCAGAAGAAGGGGCGCTTATTAAACGTGAATGGTGGAAGATTTGGAGTAAAGATGACCCCCCTGACTGTGACTTTATTATCATGTCTTTGGACGCAGCACAAGAAGATAACAATCGAGCAGACTACAACGCGTTGACAACGTGGGGAGTTTTCTTTAATGAAGAAACTAACAATTACAACATTATTCTGTTGAACTCAATCAAAAAGCGAATGGAGTTTCCAGAGTTAAAGAAATTGGTGCTACAGGAATATAAAGAATGGGAGCCCGATTCTTTTGTTGTGGAAAAAAAGTCCAACGGTGCTGCTTTATATCAAGAACTTAGGCGTATGGGGGTACCTGTTAGTGAATTTACGCCCTCAAAAGGTAATGACAAAACATCCAGGGTAAACTCCGTGACTGATTTATTTTCCTCTGGAATTGTATGGATGCCTGATACTCGGTGGGCCAGAGAAGTTATGGAGGAGTGCAATGATTTTCCTAGTGGTACAAACGACGACTTAGTGGATTCCACAACACAAGCTCTTATAAGATTTCGTAATGGCGGTTTTATAAGGTTACCTTCTGATGAACCAGAAGAGCCAGTATATTTCAAGCGTAAAAGACACGCTTATTATTAGTAAGGAAAGATCATGGCTATTGACAAAGCACTTTATCCGGCCCCTGTTGGTATTGAAAATGAAGTCGAAGAATCGCCCATTGAAATTGAAATTGAAAACCCTGAATCTGTGACTATCGGCATGGATGGCATGGAAATTGAGATTGAGCCTGGGAAAGATAATGATGATGTGTCTTTCGATGCTAATCTTGCTGAGCACATGGACGAAGCTGAATTACAAAGTTTGGCTACAGATTTGATGGGTGAGGTTGAAGCGGACATTACTTCCCGTAAAGACTGGGTGGATATGTATGTCAAGGGGCTGGAAGTTCTTGGCATGAAGTATGAAGAAAGAACCGAGCCTTGGAATGGTGCTTGTGGCGTCTTTTCCAGCTTATTAACAGAAGCCGCTGTACGGTTTCAATCAGAAATGATTATTGAAACTTTTCCAGCTCAAGGCCCAGTTAAAACAGAAATTATTGGCGAAATAACCAAGGAAAAAGAAGATTCAGCTGAGCGTGTCCGCGATGATATGAATTATCGACTGACTGAAACAGTACCTGAATACAGACCAGAGCATGAACGTTTGCTTTTTAATTTAGGGCTTGGTGGGTCCGCTTTTAAAAAGATTTACTACGATCCTAACCTAGGTCGTGAGACAGCTATTTTTATTCCAGCTGAAGATGTCATTATTCCTTATGGTTCATCAGGCGCAAGGACAGCAGAACGTGTTACGCACATTATGCGTAAGACAGAAAATGACATTCATAAATTACAGGTTAAGGGCTTCTATATTGATGTTGAGTTAGGCGAACCTGTCAAAGTATTTAATGATATTGAGAAAAAGAAAGCTGAAGAAGCGGGCTATTCATTAAATGATGATGACCGGTACCACATCTATGAAATCCAGGTTGATTATAACTTACCTGGGTTTGAAGAAGAAGATGATGTTGCTGTACCATACATTATTACTATTGATAAAGGAACCAATAAGGTTTTAGCTATCTATAGGAATTGGAAAGAAGGTGACAAGCTATACCGTAAACGTCAGCACTTAGTTCAGTACGATTATGTACCAGGATTTGGTGCTTATGGATTTGGGTATATCCATTTAATTGGTGGATATGCTCGCGCAGGTACGATGCTTATTCGTCAGCTTGTCGATGCTGGTACTTTATCTAATCTACCAGGGGGGCTTAAATCCCGTGGACTAAGAGTTAAAGGTGACGATACACCTATAGCCCCTGGTGAATTTAGAGATGTAGATGTGCCAAGCGGTGCTATTAAAGACAATATTATGACGCTTCCTTATAAGGAGCCGTCTGATGTGTTGGCACGTTTGTTAGACAAAATAAGCGAAGAAGGAAGGCGCTTAGGTTCTATTGCTGACATGAAAATCAGCGATATGTCTTCTCAAGCACCTGTAGGAACAACATTAGCGATTCTTGAACGTACGCTAAAGACAATGAGTGCTGTACAAGCACGAGTTCATGCGTCAATGAAACAAGAGTTTAAACTCTTGAGAGATATTATTAGGGACTACACCCCTGAAGAGTATGCTTACGTCCCCGAAGGTGGTGATCGAAAAGCAAAGCAAGAGGATTACGAACACGTTGATATTATTCCTGTGAGTGATCCAAACGCCGCAACGATGGCGCAAAGGATCATGCAGTACCAAGCAGTCATCCAATTAGCGGCTCAAGCACCCCAAATTTACGATTTGCCTCAGTTGCATCGGCAGATGATTGAGGTTCTAGGGGTAAAAAACGCTGATAAGTTGGTACCCCTCCCAGATGACCAGCGTCCTAAAGATCCTGTTTCTGAAAATATGGCGTTTTTAAAGGGTGAACCTACTAAAGCATTTATTTATCAGGATCATGATGCACACATCGCTGTACATATGACTTTTATGCAAGACCCCATGATTCAACAGATGATTGGACAGTCGCCTATGGCTCAACAAATGAGCGCAGCGATTATGGCGCATGTTGCAGAACATCTAGGCTTCTTGTATCGACGTAAGATTGAGGAACAGATGGGTGTACCGTTGCCGCCACCTGATCAGAAGCTACCTGAAGATATAGAGCTTGAGTTATCTAGGCTTACCGCTCAAGCAAGTGCTCAGCTATTACAGATAAATTTAGCCCAAGCTAAACAGGCTCAAGCACAGCAACAGGCTCAAGACCCGCTAATCCAAATGCAGCAGGCTGAACTACAGCTAAAAGCAGCAGAAGTTCAACGTAAAGCAGCTAAAGATGAAGCAGATAGAGCGCTTGCTCAGGCAAAACTTGAGGTTGAAAAAGAACGTATAGCCCTTGAAGCTATGAAAGAGAAGCAACGGTTGGATGCAAGAGCAAGTGAAATGGATAAGAAATTAAAAGCAGATTTAGTCACTAAACTAAGAGGAAAAACTTAATGTCAAAAATATTTATTAGTATTGCATCATATGAGGATAAATTACTAAAAGACACGATTCAAAACGCTTTAGAAACAGCTTGTTACCCAGATAAATTAGTTTTCGGTGTAGTTGAACAGGCAGAGGTTAGTCATCTTGGTGAGTATAAAAATGAAATAAAAAATTTAAGATATGTGTTAGTTCCACCTGAACATTCTAGAGGGGTATGCTGGGCGAGATCTTTAGTTCAATCTTTCTATCAAGACGAAGATTGGTATTTTCAGATAGACGCTCATACGTTATTTGATCAAGATTGGGATGTAAGACTAATAGCTTCTTGGATGGAATGTTTAAAGTTTTCTAAAAAACCATTACTGTCTTCTTTCCCACAAGTTTTTGTTATAGAAAACGGAGAAAAGAAAAAAGTATTTATAACAAACGGCTGTATAGTTACTGTTGTGAACGAAGAATTTAAAGAGTTTAAGGAATATTTAGCTGAATTGCATTTTACAACTAAAGCCATTGATCCAGAAACTCCCGTAAAAGGTATGTCTGTTGCTGCTGGGTTTATATTTGCACCGGGGTATTTTGTCTACCAAATACCCTATGATCCGTATTACTATTTTTATGCAGAAGAACATAGTATTGCTTTAAGATCTTTTACACATGGCTGGGACATATTTCACCCTAGAAAAGTACCTGTTTATCATTATTTTTATGATGAAAAAATGGAAATAAAAAGGCCACATCATTGGGGGGATATTGACCAAAAAAGAAAAGAAAAATGGTGGCAGTTAGACGAATATTCTAAAAAAAGATTTAATGATTTGGTAGCAGGTAAACATTTAGGTGTTTATAGTCTTGGTAATACAAGAACAGTAAAAGATTATTATGAATTTACCGGGATTGACTATGCAAATAAAATTATTGACCCTAGGGCGCATCTAACTGAAAGAGGTTAATATGGATTCAAAAATACTTGGGCATTTACAACGAAAAATTAATGAGCGCGTAGAAGATGTCATTGAGTCAATAGCTTCTGGCGGGTCAAAAGATTTTGCTGAATATAAAGAAAAGTGTGGCGTTATCCGAGGTCTGCGCCTAGCACATATGGAAGTATCTGACCTCGCGGGTCGTTTAAAGGAAAGCGAAGATGAGTGAACTTTTAATATCTCAAGACGGGGAATTGGCAACAACTTTGCCAGAAACAGCAGAGGAAAAGGCTAAACAGCTACCTGAACCAGCCACATATCATCTGTTGTGTGTTTTGCCTGAAGTGGATGATGAGTACGATAGTGGGTTGGTTAAAGCTGGCTCTACCATGTATTACGAAGAAGTTTTGTCGCCTGTATTATTTGTAGTCAAAATGGGGCCGGATGCGTATAAGGATAAAAGTCGTTTTCCTAGTGGGCCATCATGCAAGGTAGGCGACTTTGTGCTTGTCCGTCCTAATACCGGCACAAGAATCAAAATTCACGGCAAAGAATTCAGAATGATTAATGACGATTCTGTGGAAGCCGTAGTACAAGACCCTCGTGGCATTTCCCGTGCGTAAGGAGTAAATCATGGACCAAAATGAATTTAAATTTCCTGATGAAAAAATAAAGGCTGAATCTCAAGAAAACATTGAGATTGAAGTTGAAGGTGAAAATATTGAAATTGAAGTCGAAGAAAAACCTAAGTATTCCAAGTTAAGACAAGAACCGCAGGCTCCTGATGACGAAGAACTAAAAGAATATAGTGATCGCGTCCGTAATCGGATTGACCACCTTTACAAGGGATACAAGACTGAAAAAGAACGCGCTGAAGAAGCTGAAAAAGCGCTCAGATATTTATCTGATGAAAATCAAAAACTAAAAAATACGCTGTCTGAAGGACAAATGGCACTTCTTGAGCAGGCTAAAAAAACAGTAGCCAATGAACTAGAAGACGCTAAAAGAAAATACAAAGAAGCGTATGAATCTGGCGACAGTGATCGTGTTGTAACGGCTCAAGAAGAGTTAACAGCGGCCAAAATTAAACTGGAACGCGTAAATAACTTTAAGCCTACTAGACAAGAACCTCAAAAAGAAGTACAAACTAATAATTCCGTTTATGACGCTTCAAAAAGCGACCACAAAGCTGAAGCTTGGAAAAGGCGAAATGAATGGTTTGGGCCTGATGTTGAGATGACTGGATTTGCTTTGGCTTATCACCAAAAATTAATCCAACAAGGCGTTGATCCAACATCAGATAGTTACTACGAGAAGTTGGATTCTCGTATGAGGCAGGTTTTCCCGGAAAACTTTGACGCCGAGGAATCACCTAGAAGGTCTGTAAGGTCAAATGTGGTAGCCCCTGCTACGCGCAGTTCAGCCCCTAAAAAGGTAAAACTGACGCAAAAACAGGTTGAGTACGCCAAGAGGTACAACATACCATTGCAACGGTATGCTCTTGAAGTAGCAAAAATAAATAGTAGGAGCTGATGATGGAAAAGCTAGTAAGAGAACCACGGGAAACCCGCGAAACGGCTGCTCGCCCCAAAATGTGGCGACCGCCTCAGTTATTGCCTGATCCGACACCGGAAGCTGGGTATAAATTTCGCTGGATTCGTATTAGTACGTTAGGTGAAGCTGATCCACGTCACATTTCTACAAAGTTGCAAGAAGGTTGGGAACCTGTAAAAGCATCACAACACCCTGAAATCCAATTAGTTGCTGGGGTACCTACGCGTTTCCCTGACAGCATTGAGATCGGTGGCTTGCTGCTATGCAAAACCCCAGAGGAATTTGTTGGACAACGCAATGAGTTCTATCAGAAACAAACTGATGCTCAGATGCACTCTGTAGATAACAATTTCATGCGAGAAAATGATTCAAGAATGCCTTTGTTTAAAGAAAGGCAAAGTAAGGTCACTTTCGGACGTGGAGCTTCTTAAACTTAGGAGTTAGAGATGGCTTATCCCACTGTCAGCTCCGCATTTGGTTTTGTGCCGAT